GATGAACTTGATACTTACATTGACAACACAGTTGCGATGGCGAGTGCAGAAGAAAACATAGAACAACTCCAAGAAATAGTATTAAGGGTAAGTGACAAGGTAGATGTCAAGCCACCCGAAGAAAGTATGCAGAGCATATCTTTATTCGAGGATGACAAAGAACTATCGAGGTATTTACCCTTAGGACTTAATAGTGAGTATGACTCACAGATTCAGTTCTCACCCAAAGACTTAGTGCTAGTTGGCGGGCGACGAGGAGCAGGTAAGTCCGTTACCTGTTGTAATTTAGCAGCAAATGTTTACGATTCAGGTCGTAGTGCTCTTTATTTCACTATAGAAATGGACAGCAGATCAATCCTTCAAAGGATTTGTTCTGTATCAACAAAAATACCATTAAAAAGACTACGCAGTAAAATGCTATCCGCTGAAGAGTGGAATCTAGTAGGCGGCTGGTGGGCAGGTAGATTTGACGGTGGACATGAATTGTTACCAGAGTTTGTAAAAACACATGACTTTGATACATTTCATAAAAACCTAACAAAACTACCTCTCCACAAAGAAAAGCAATTGGATGTTATTTATGATCCAGCTTTAACTCTCTCAAAAATACAGTCAGAGCTAGATAAAAAAGTCAACCAACTTGATGTTGGTGTGGTTATTGTTGATTATCTTAACCAAGTCAAACGCCACAATGCACCAAGTCGTTCAGGTCAATATGATTGGACAGAACAGATTGAAGTCAGTAAGAAAATGAAACTATACGCTCAGGAGTATGAAACCCTATTCTTTGCCCCATACCAAACAGATGCTAGTGGAGAGGCTAGATTTGCAAAAGGTATACTTGATGCAGCAGATGCTGCTTATGCATTGGAGACTTGGGATCAACAAGATGAGTGTATGACTTTTAATTGTGTAAAAATGAGAAGCAACAGGATGGAAAGCTTCACAAGTGCAGTAGATTGGGAAACCTTGAAGATTGGTCCGCAGTCTGCACTAAATCCTAAAGAGAAAGAAAATATAGAAAACAGTATGAAAACAGGAGAAGATGTAGATGACATTTAGATGGCAACCATGGGTTTTAAGCCTATACATATATGGGGCATTTGACCCATTGATTCTAACTATCGCTGCATTAGTAAATAGATTATGATTTTATATACTGAAGCACAATTAATGATTGCATATACTAGATATGTAAGAACACTAAAAGAAAGCAATATTCGTATTGCTCCGCCAACAATAGAGGAGTTTCGTGTGATTTACGAAACAGAACTCGAAGAACAACTATGGGATCAGTTAGATGACTAAAACAGAGAAAGCCGCATTACAAGAATCTGTACTACAGGTAGGCGCTGCTCTTGTTATTAACTTTCCACTACAAACATTCCTACTATGGTTATTCATAGAAAAATGGGGATGGACAAGTGCATTTTTGATATCACTAACAACTACTTTTATATTTACAGTGGTTGCATTGATACGAACATACATGATTCGTATGGAAATTGAGAAGAGACGTAGACATGGCTTATGGAGAAAAGTAAGAAATGGCGGCAGATAGAATCAGTAAGGAAACGGCAGAGTTAGTAGCTCTGCCTCCCTACACATGGGAAACACGATCAGTTAAATTTCTATTGAATCAGAAAAAGATTTATCAGAATATAGAACGAGTACCAATAAATGAACCACTATATGATAGTGTTTTAAAACATGGTATTGAATCTCCTATATTGTGTATGCCCAACTATTATCCAATCGCAGGAAGTCAAAGAATGAGAGTGATGTGGGAAATAGTAAGAAAACACCATGATGGATGGATGTTTAAAACAATGAATATTAAAGTTTGCCGTTTTGATAAAGAATGGTGGAACATGTTTTACTTATGGGGAGATAAAAAAGAAAGAGATCGAATGATTGCAATTTGGTTTCAAATGGCAGAACTTGCTTGGAAAAGTAAGTATTATGAACACGAAACAGACCCAAGTGGTAAAAAGATGACAGACTTTGAAGAACTTGGAGATCAACTAAAAGGATGGAAACACAAACAATGAAAGTATTTTTAGAACACTTCTTTTATGCACTAACAATGGCAATAGTCTTAGCAATACCAGTTATTGGATTAGTGCTTATGTTATCACCTTATTTTACATGACAGTAGAAGAACTATTACAAGAACGAAAGATACCGTACAAGCTATCTCCAGCAGATGCTATTGTTAAATGCTTGAACCCCGAGCATGATGACAGTAATCCAAGTATGAGAATTGATAGAATTACAGGTGTATTCAACTGTTTTTCTTGTGGGTTTAAAGGTAATTTATTTAACCACTACGATGCTCCTTCGAATCCGTTGGATATTCGTAGAGAAAAACTCAGAAGAAAAGTAGAAGAAAAAAGAGCATCTTCCGTAGGATTGAAGATGCCAAAGAATTTTATGCCTTATGTAGGTAACTGGAGAGATATATCTCCAGACTCTTACAAAAATTTTGATGCCTTTGTGCATCCAGACAAACCATTTACAGGCAGAATTTCTTTTCCAATTAAGGACTTGACAGGGAGAATAGTGGCGTTTAACTGTAGAACACAGTCTATGACTGATGTTCCCAAATACTTGATCCATCCCCCAAAGGCAGTATTACCACTATTCCCTGCTCGAGTCCAACCTATAAAAGGTAGAGTAATATTAGTAGAGGGTATCTTTGATATGCTAAATCTACATGACAAGGGACTAGAAAATGTCGTGTGCTGTTTTGGTACTAGAAATGTAGATATCGAAAAACTAAAACTATTAAAAATGCAAGGTGTGGAATCAGTAGACATACTATTTGATCCAGACGAAGCAGGACAAGAGGCTTCAATCAAGATACAAGAAATGTGCGAGATTGCAGAGATATTGTCGAAGAATGTAAAAATACCGATTGCTCTTGGGGATGCTGGAGCACTCAACAAAGAAAAAGTAAAACAATTAAAGGAACAATTATATGGCTAAAATAGCACTAATCGAAAGTAAACCTAGTCGGAATGACTATGTGAAACTTTTTAACAACGAGTTTGATTTTGACAAGTATGAATTATGCTCTGATCCAACAGTAAAGAAAGTACTAAAACGAGACTGCGATATCGAAATAGATATTGATGCTTATGACTGGCTTATACTCATAGGCTCAGAATCATTAAAGTTCTTTACAAATCAGAACTCAGTCACAGAATACAGCGGAAGAGTTGTAGATGACAAATTTCTACCAGTAATAAACCCAGCAATGATAACATTCAAGCCAGAGGCGAAGAAAGTATGGGATGAATCTAGTAGTAATATAACGAAGTATATTAAAGGAGAACTCAAACAACAGAAACTTGGAGATGATAAATGTTATGGCATTACAGAAAGTGCTGACTTATATGTATTTCTAGACAACGCATTGAATCATGATAATGATTTTATCGCACTTGACTCTGAGACTTCAGGACTCTATCCAAGAGATGGGTATATGTTAGGCATAAGTCTATCTTATGAACCAGAGCATGGTGCATACATTAGTTCTGATTGTATTGATGAAAAAGCAGAACAATTGCTACAACAACTCTTTGATAAAAAGAGAGTAGTATTTCATAATGCTAAATTTGATTTAGCGTTCTTTGAATATCATTTTGGATTTAACTTTCCAAGATTCGAAGACACTATGCTACTACATTATATGCTAGACGAGAATCCTGGCACACATGGTTTGAAACAACTATCTTTGAAGTATACTCCCTATGGAGATTATGAGAAAGGTATGTATGAGTGGATAGATGATTATTGTCGTAGAAATGGTATACTCAAAGGTAGCTTTAGTTGGGATATGATTCCTTTTGAAATTATGCAAGACTATGCAGCAATGGATGCTGTATGTACATTCCTGCTCTTTCAAAAGTTTGAAAATGCCTTAGTAAAAAATGAAAGACTATATGGAGTATATAAAGATATTCTTATACCAGGTTGTAGATTTCTAACAGATATACAAGATACTGGTGTGCCTTTTGACAAAGAAAGATTGCAGACATCTTCAGTCCTAATGCAAGAACAAATTGATGAAGCTATACAAAAGTTATACACTTATCCAGCTATTAAAGAGTTTGAGCATTCACAAGGCAAAGACTTTAATCCAAATAGTACAATGCAACTAAGAGCCTTATTGTTTGATTACTTAGGTCTCAAGCCCACAGGTAAGAAAACAGGAACGGGTGCGGACAGTACTGATGCTGAAGTGTTAACTCAACTTGCAGAAGAACATGAAGTACCACAATTAGTATTAGATATTCGTCAGAAAGTAAAAATTAAAACTACTTATCTTGATAAGATATATCCACAGCTTGATAAAGATAGCAGACTTCGTACTGGATTTAACCTACACGGTACAACATCAGGTCGCCTATCTTCTAGTGGTAAAATGAATATGCAACAGATACCTAGAGACAATCCGATTGTCAAAGGATGTATCAAAGCTAATCCTGGCAAGAAAATA